CCGTTATGCTTCGGCTCATTTTATAGTCGGCTTAAACGGGTAAGTTATTCAATGTCTTCCCGTAAATGAAACGGCATATCATGTCGGTGCCGTTTCGTACCGAGCCGGAATAAGTGAAAAATTAAGTACATATCCTAATAACTGTACGATAGGAATTGAATTATGTCATCCGGATTGGTCGGGAAGATTTACCGATAACACATACGGCTCTGCTGTTGAGCTTACGGCAACATTGTTAAAACAGTTTAATTTAAACCCGCAAACAGATGTGTACAGACATTTTGATATAACGGGAAAAGATTGCCCTAAATTTTTTGTAAACAACGAGGCCGCATGGACACGGTTCAAAGCGGACGTTGAAACATATTTGATAGGTATCGCATAGATCGATACCGTAAGGAGTTTGTATGAGCGGACTTTTTAACTTATTACCGCTGTTTGTCGTAATAGCGGCATTTTTGACGGTACTTTTCACCGAGCTTGTAAAACGGCTCGACAAAAAAGACCGTTTAAAAGGGTATCGGGTGTGGGTGCCTTTTTTGTTTTCCGCCTTTTTTTCATTCCTGCTTTGGTATGGAGCTTTCTTTGCCCCGCGTGAAGTGTGGTTTTGGTGGGCGGCTATTTTCGGGATAAGCGTATTTTTTTATGAAACATTGCTCAAAAAGATACAAAATGCGGTTATCGAAAAAACTTAAATTGATTTTTAAGGCGGTTGCCGTTTTTTTATCGGCTGCCGCCGGTTTTTTGGTTTGGCTGTGTACGGGAAAACGGATTGCCGCATACAGAAAACAAAAACAGCGGCTTAATAAAGCCGACTCTAAAAAGGCGGAATGTTTTGAAACCATTAAAAACACTGACAGCTCTGTACTTGTTGATACTGCTGATAATGCCGATGAGTTACGCGCAATCGCAACCGGTATTAAACAGAATACCGCAGAAGCAATTCAAAATCGAATTAGGCAAAGCGGTTTATAGCAAAGAAGAAGTGGAAAAACTTCTTGCTATAACGCTGGAAGAAACAAACAAAGGAATTGATGCCGCTTTTTTTGAAGGATATAAACAGGGATTGCTTGCGGCCGCTCCCGATAAAGAGTATTACAAGGCGTTATCGGAAGAATTACAAAAAACACTGCAGGAATATGAGGCAAAAGCGGCAGTGCCGTGGTGGACGGTTCCGGTGAGCATTATAGGCGGTGCGGTCGTCGGTTTCGGTATTGGCTATGTTAAGGAAATAAGATGGGATTTGAACAATTAATTATTGCAGCAAAAGACTGGGGGCCTACAGCGATAACTACCATTATCGCTTTTGTTATTTCATATCTTTTTAAGCAACAAACGAAAAATGCCGCCGAAGATGTAAGGCGGTCAAATGAGTTTAAAGAAAGTTTGTCGAGCGGGTTAAGTAGACTTGAAGAAAATTTTAATAAAACAATTTACGACCTGAAAAAAGAAATCGATGTGCATCGAAAGGAAATAGGTGCTTTAAAAATGGACAAGCTTGAGAAAGATGATTTTTATAAAGACATGGGCGGATGGCGCAGTGAATTAAACCGTGTACAAGATTTAATCATTGCACAGAATAATACGACACTTGAAAAAATTATTGAACTTTGGAAGGGACAGAAATGAAAGTAAAAACTGCATATTTAAGAGGCGAACTTATTACCTTTTTACACACCGTATATCCTGACGGAATACCCGAACAGGTTATTGTACGGGCATTTTATGATTATAACGAACGGGATGTTATTATCTCATCGCTTGAATACTTGGCAGAAAAAGGCTATGCCGAAAAAAAAGAAATTCCTCACCCCTATAAAGAGCGTTCTTTTGTGCGTTGGTTTAAAATCACTGCAAAGGGAATCGATTTAATTGAGGGAAATATCGAAAGCGATGCAGGAGTGAATATTCCTTAATCGAAAGGCGGGCAAGTATGGGAGCTAAGAGTAAAGCACAGGAACACGGTCTTGTAGAACTCATTATCGATAAATGGGACGGCGGAAAAAATACGATAGTCTATGTTACCGAAGAGGTTAATAAAAAAATTCTGGAACTAGGACTTAAAGTAACAATCAGCCGTGAGGGAATACGCCGCGTAATAAAGTCTCATAAAGAAGAAATCGAAGACACACAAAAAGCAATAGAAGCTGCAAAGGCAATGGCGGAGGTTTTAAAGGACTATCCTGGCACTGAAATGAGTGAAGCCGTTCTTATGCAGATGACAAGTCTTATTGCTAAAGACTTACGAACTATCGACAGTTTGGAATTTGATGATCCTGTCGATTTATTTCAGTCTGCGGCCCGTGTTGCAGAAGCTCAATTAAAACTTTCAAATTACCGTACAAAGGCAATTAAAGCCCTGGAAAAAGCAAAAGAAGAAATAAAAAAAGAATTGCAAAACGCAATTAAAAACGACACCGACCTTTTACAAAGGCTTTATGTAATCATCGATAAGGTTGAGGTTAAATAATGGCTGATATTTTAACTGAACTGGTAGGGGATAACACAAAAGAGGTTTTAGAAAAGAAAGCACGTCTTGCAAAAGCCGAGAACGATTTTTTTTACTTTTGCAAAACGTACTTGCCGCATTACTTTTCTTCGGAACCGGCGCCTTACCATAAGACTTTAATAGATATTGCAAATACTCAAAGCCTTACACAAAAGCATATTGAAGAAATTAAACCTCTTATTAAAGAAGAGTATCATTCTTATTTGATACCCTCCGAAAAAGTAAAAGCCGTTGTCGATATTGAACCGCGCGGATTTTCAAAATCCACCCGCTGGGCATTGGCGTTTCCGCTTTGGCGGATTCTTTTTAAGAAAAATAATTTTGTTTGTATTTTTTGCGCTACTCAGGATATGGCAAACAGAGCCTTACAAAGCATAAAAGATGAAATCGAGGGAAACGATTTTATCTTTGAAGACTTTGGAGCAATGGAAGGTAAGGTTTGGAAAAGTGATTTTATTACATTAAAAAATGAGACTGCAATTAAAGGGTTCGGTTCAGAGGCCGCCGTGAGAGGCGTTAAGTTTAGGCAGCATCGTCCAGACTTAATTATTTGCGACGACATTTTAAAAGATGAGGCGGCCCGCACTTTCACCCAAAGAGATAAAATATATCAGTGGTTCTTGCGTGCTGTCATCCCTCTAGGTCAAGATGTTTTTACAATTATTATAAACACTATATTCCATTCCGATGATGTACCGAGCCGCTTATTAAAACGCATTGCAGACGGAGAACTTACAAATTGGATAGGCTTACGCTTTGCAGCCTTTACGCCGCAAGGGACTTCTCTTTGGGCTTCATATTGGACTGATGAAAAATTAAATACAAAAAAAAGAGAGATAGGCAGTGCCGCATTCAGCACAGAATACATGAACGAACCTTTAAGCGATGAGGAGCGTATTTTTAAACCTGAATGGTTTATCCGGTATAACGCAGTCGACATAAACACCTTGCGTGTTTATATGGGCGTCGATCCGTCGGCAGGGAAGCATGACGAATTTGCAATCTTTATTTTAGGTATTGCGGAATCAGGAGAATTATACGAGCTTGACGAATGGGCACAATGCTGCTCCGTTGATACGGCAGTAAATAAATTGATTGAAAAATATTTAATTTATAAGCCTATTTTAATAGGCTTTGAAGAGGTCGGTTTTCAGTCAATCTATAAAAAGCACATTATGGAAGCTGCCGCCCAAAAGAGCGTTTACTTACCCATTAAAGGGCTTTCAACACGGGGTATCGGAAAAGAAAGAATCTTATCCTTATCTCCTTTAATTGAAAACGGATTTTTCAAATGGAAAGAAAATCACAATAAAACGATTGACCAATTAACGATGTATCCCAAGTCGGAGTTTGACGATTTACAGGACGCATGTTATTACGCTTGGGAAGTTTCTCAAAATACAACAAATGAAGCCTTTGCATTTAAACTGCAAACAGCCCCGACAAGGCTTAAGGCTGCGTTAAGCAGGTTTAGGAGGTAGCAAATGAAACACGAATTAGCAATGGAGATTATACAGCCGGATCAGTTTTGGTCGGTTATTTCTTATTTACCGAACCCTGCCGATTTATGGGCGGATAAGGTAAGTTTTTATAGAACTGTAGACGAAATGATTTTAGACGCTAAAATCGGCTCGCACTTACGGCTTAGAAAAGACATCGTTACAAGTTTTCCTTTTGTAATTAAGCAGGGAAACGCAAGCGATGAGGTGTACGAATTTATCCGCGATAATTTAACAGCTAATTTAAACTGGGAAACGGATGTTAAAGAATTTTTAACGGCAATCGAATACGGTCATTCATTCAGTGAAGTTCTGTGGAAAGAAAACGGACAAGGTAAAATCGTTCCCGATTCCTTACGGAATAAATATCCCGAAGATATTGTTTACAAGATAGGTTTTGTAAAAACTCAAGGCGGTAAAAAATCGGTCTGGGTTCCTGTATTGAAAAAGACAAACGAAGAGTTAAACGCTTCCTATAAGTTTTTAACTTACCGAAATAATCCGAGAGCCGAAAATCCTTATGGGTTTTCCGACCTTTTGATGTGCTATTGGCCGTGGAAGTTTAAACAACTGGGCTGGGAGTTTTGGCTTAAAGCGGCACAAAAAGCCGGTGTCCCGTCGTTGGTAGCTTTGTTTGACGCTCCCGACGGAGATAAGGCTAGAAAGAATGCGCAAGTTATATCCGACACTTTAAGCGAATTAGGCGGCGGGGACGGACTTGCCCTTGCAAATGTAAAAGAGCTAAAAGTGCTTGAAATGTCCGGAGCTTTGCGCGACCATAAAACGCTTATCGACACATGCAATCAGGAAATCAGCTTTGCCCTTACAACTCAATCATTAAGTACACAAGAAGGCGAATTCGGCACAAGAGCGCAGGCGACCGTTCACGATGAAAATTTGGTGCGAGTTTGCCACGGAGACGCTCTTGCATTGCAGGGCGTTTTTCAAACGCTTATAGACTGGATGGTGGAGCTCAATTTCGGTAAAGATTTTTCTTCTCCTAAAGGTGAATTCGATTTACAGAGCTATGCAAGTTTTGAAGAAATAATGCAGGCAATTCAAAATAAAATACCGGTATCAAAAGAAGCCTTATACACTCGATATAAATTGCCGAGACCAAAGAATAGTGAAGACGAATTCGTGCTTCCTGAAATTCAAAATGACGGCTTTGCCTTGTCAGATAAACCTTCAAAAAAAAAAGACCGCTTACCCGCACGAGTGTTTTAGAGCAAGAAAAAGCAAAAGCAGCGGAGCTTGAAAGTCTTGCGGCCGCTTCAAAAAAACGATTCTTAAAAGCTATTCAAAATACGGTTAAAGCCTTTTTAAATACTCTTTCACAAAACGGTGAGCCGCCTAAAAAAGAAGATTTACAGGCGGCACCGCGTCCCGATTTTAACCGTGAACTTTTCTCAATGACTATGAACGCCTTTGCATCGTCCTTGCTTATCGGAATGGAACATGCCGCAGGGAATATAAGTCTTGCAGATGACTCAGGACAGCTCGATTTGGATATTTCTTTTTCAGTCGAGCCTTTACCTTTTGAAGAAGCTATAGATTTTTTTAAGGGTAAGGTTTCTTTGACAAAAGAAGAGTGGGAAAACCTTGAACCTAAATTAAGGTTTAGGGCTTTTACGGTTTCCCGCCTTACAGAGGCTGACCATATCGAAATGCTTAGAGGCAGACTTTTACATGCAATGGAAAAGGGAGAACATTTTGCGGAAACTTGGAAAGATGTAAAGGCTTTTACCGAAGATGCAGATCAGCCTTTTTCGGCTAGGTATTTTGAAACAGTATACCGCACCAATATGCAGTCGGCATATAATGCGGGA